TGATGAAAGTAATTAAAGGTGGAGAGCATTCCATCTGTGAAATGCATGGAAAAGTTGCGTGTTTTGAGTGTCTGAAACGCGGTGGTGTCAGCACTAAAGTTCACCTTAGCAGTCACCTAGGAAAAGATACTGTTGTAATCATTGACTCGCTGACTCAGCTTACAACCTCAATGTTGGCTCACATTACAAAGGATCAAGATGATCTGTACAAACCACAAACTGATGATTGGGGAAATCTAGCTGCATTGACGGATATATTTCTCTCCAATGTTCAGCAATCTAAATTCCACATAATCTGCATCAGTCACGAAACGGAGACTAAACTTGTTGACGGTAAAACCAGAGTTGTTCCAGTATCTGGCTCTCGTAATTCTAGTCGTAATACCGCTAAATATTTTGATCATGTGGTGTATGCCCAGGTTACGAATGGTGCACATTCTTTTGGTTCTAGTACTCTCTACGCTGCTGGTGTTGTTACTGGTAGCAGGACCGGAGCTACTATTGAAACTATGCCAGAAGCTAGCCTTCTTGGTATCATGAGAGGAGAAGTTAAAACATTCAAATCACCAACACCAGGACAAGTAGCAGCAGGTTCGCTGGAGGAATTAGCTAGTATGATTTCAGCGAAAGATAATCCACTTAATCGGCGGAAGCAAGTTGCTACAGTTGCAGCAGCTGAGCCGACTGAAAAAGGAGAGCAAGTATGAACAGGTCCACAAAAATTAAAGTTGATAAAATTATTACAGCAACTGTGCGAGCAGCAGAAGTAGACGAACCGTTGACGCAAAGGCAAATGATTCTTGATGAAGCCAGTGAAATCGTGCACAATGATAGGAATAATTTCAATAACAGTGCTGCAGCATGGAATGCATATTTGAATCCTCGGCAGGATGCTATGCACAGAAATCTTGTGACTGCTGCAGATGTTGCAGTCATGTGCATCCTTATCAAAACTGCACGACTTTCCACTAATCCTACGCACCATGATTCGTGTGTAGATATTGCTGGATATGCTGCATGTTTGGGAGACGTGCAGAGTGCTATGTTTAGTGAGGCAGTTGGTGGTTATCCAGCATCAGTACTTTCGCCTACACATCTTCGTGAACAGCAGCAAGCTAATCAGCAAGTCAGAATGGAAATGATGGACAAACGATAATTTAATTTACGCAACAAACTAAAGTTACTAATCGAACCTAACCTAATTGGAACTAAACTCACTATGACTACTGAACTCGACACTGCAGCTTTCTCCGCTCTTTCCTTGCTTGATGCAAAGATGGACGATCTTGTTGACTTGCCGGAGTGGAAAACATTTCCTCCCGGTGTTTACAAAGTCAAGCCGTCAGTGAAGATTGAAAAGAAGCCCAGCAAAGCTGACGCTAAGAAGATGGATACTGTCATCACCATTAGTGCTACTCTTCTTGCCATCAAAGAGCTGGCCGATCCTGCATCTGAAAAGGTGGAAGTTGGCGCAGAAACTTCATGTCGGTATACTTGGGAAAATGAATTCGGTCAGGGCGGCCTGAAGAAATTGCTTACTCCGATTTATGCAATGACCGAGAATCCTAGTTTCAAATACAATCTGGATGCACTGCATACTGCGGATGATGTTTTGCTTGTGATGACTACCAGGGTTGTGAAAGGGAAGAATGGTTCTCCCGATGCTGTGTATCAGCAATTCACTGATCTGATCGTCGAGTAATACCTTGGAGGTGTGGATTGTTCTCTGAACATCTGCGCCTCCAATCATTACTTGATATGCTAGCCACAAACAAATGAACGCAGTCCTAATCATTGACCCCGAAGAAGAACCATATGCTAAGATCATTAAGCCATATCTTTCCTCCATTCCTGCATCCTTTGTCATCACGCAACCTATTCAATATCTCGCACAATTGACTGCATATTGCAAGAAGCGAAATGTCACTAAAGTAATCTCCACCTCCGCGGCCCTGCTTTGGAAACTTGTTCAATCTGATTGGCCGGCCGGAAATAAGAAGCGGCCCAGTATTTCAGATTATGCAGGCTCAGTATATGACTTGCCTGGAATTCCTGGAGGTGAAATTCTTTTCATCAATCCACTAAAACAACTGGTGACAATGCCGGCGGCCCGATTCATTTGTTCGCGGTTCATTAGTAAACTTACCAATCCTGAACAGTGGAATGAACCTACAGAATTTCAATTCACTGTCTGCGACTTACCTTCTAAATTGGAAGAGGCTTATGAATATCTTTCACGATCTTTCGCAATTGCCACTGATATTGAGACCATTCGCATACATGTTTCGATTAGTTGCGTTGGCTATACTGGCGCTACTGTGGATAGTGCCGGGAACATCCATACTCGTAGCTTTGTTATTCCTTTCACTAGCGGATTTAATTTATCTTATGTTCGAAAAATTAACGCACTTCCTTGTCCTAAGATTTTTCAGAACGGCAAATACGACAACGCATACTTCCTCAGATTCGACGCACCAGTAACCAATTGGATTGGAGATACTGCACATTTGTTCCATTCGTGGTACTCAGAATTGCCAAAAGATTTGGGATTTCTGAATGCATTCTTTATGCGGAAGGTGCAGTATTGGAAAGATTTGGCTAAGACTAATGATAAGTATACGTATTATAAATATAATGCATTGGATACTTGGGTCACATTTAATGTCTGGCTGATTCAGATTTCACAAATGCCGGCTTGGGCACGCAAAAACTACACATTAGAATTTCCGCTTGTATTCCCTTGTCTCCTTAGTGAGATGACTGGAATTGCTAGAGACGCTGAAGCACTCAAACTGGCGCACGAAAAAGAATCTGCAGAGCTTGCGGAGAAACAAGCGAGCCTGAATAAGATTCTAGGTGTTGCTTATTTCAATACCAATTCCGCGCCACAAATGAAAGCACTCTTTGTGGTGCTGGGATTGAGTCAATTTGCTAAACGTTGGGTGGATGGTGAGGAGAAAGAATCTCAGAATGAGATAGTCATTAAGAAAGCTAGACTAGCCCATTCATTCAGTGCGCGGATTCTTGATCTGGTCCTGGAGATAAGAGGGATACGGAAGAATCTTAGTACGTATCTTATTACAGATCCTGAGAAGCGGAAGGAATGGTATGGGTATGAACTGGGACAAGGAAGTATTGAAGAAGCCGCCGCCGGAAGAATTCTCTACGCCCTTAATCCGCACGGTACAGACACCGCAAGATTATCTAGTAATAAACACGCGTTTTGGTGTGGATTTAATTTTCAAACGGCGCCACGAGAAGGTAGTTACAAAACAACTATTAGAAGTGACCCTGGACTTTTGCTCGCGGAGTGCGATCTTAAACAAGCAGAAAGCCGCGATGCCGCTAATATATCTGGCGACTCCGCTTTACTCGCGGCACTGGATTCAGGGCATGACTTTCACGCGCTTAACGCTAGCGCATTCTTCGGCATCAAATACGAGCTTATATTCTCTGACGAATTATGTAAGACGTTAGATAAGAAGTTACGAGACCTTGCCAAGAGAACAAATCACGGTGCTACCTATAACATGGGTGTCGATGTCCTGATTGATACAATGGGATTGGATAAGATTTATGAAGCAAGGGCTCTGTTGAAATTGCCGCAAGTTTGGACTGCACAACAAATTGGTGCGCATCTGTTAGGATGTTTTCATAAGACTTATCCAGGAATTGCAGGAATGTATTATCCTTGGGTGATAGGTTGTGTTAAAGAAACTTCAATGCTCGTTTCGAGGGCTATGCATCATGTCGATAGAACAAGTAATTTGGATAGTATCTCTTATACTGATTCTGGTGATTGGACACGGTATTGTTTCGGCAAGCCAGACAAAAATAAGCGTGACCTTAACGCTCTTGTCGCTCATTGTCCTCAATCTCTTAATGCTCGTACTCTCAATGAGGCATATCTAAGAGTGTTCTATGATTGTGCGCTAGGGAATCCGGAGTTCAGATTGCATGCGCAAATTCACGATAGTATTCTGTATAGCTTTCGAGCTGGAACTCACGAGAAATATAATCGCGCGGTCAAAGAAAGGATGGAAATTCCTGTGACCATTCGATCTTGTGACGGAAAAATTCGTACCTTCACTGTTCCTGCAGATGTTAAAGCAGGGAAAGATGGTGAAGGAGTTGTGTTTTGGAGTATGACTGAATGAAGGAAATGGTATGAGTTATGTAATGACCACTGAAAGGTTTAAGGAACTTGACAATGAAAATCCTAAATCATTTACGCAAGAAGAAAAAGATTGTGGCTGGCATTGGTGCGGCGAATATGACTACATGCCAACAACAAATAAACCAGAACATGCGCATGGCTGGACAGTTTGTCACTGTGCTCCAACTCCTACAAACAAATCGTGACCTCTGAACTTTACGGCGCACCACATAAAGATGCGGACGGGAATATTACCGCAATCGAGCTTTACATTCCTGCGGCTGAGATTCCCACTCTCATAGCGATTCTCAATCGTGCTCTGAATTGCTGGGACGAGGCGCCGCCACAATGGAAACATCTAGCTGACATGATAATTCACGGTAAGATGTTGCAGAATTATTATGCTCAAAATTCATCAAAGCAGTTACCGTTTATTCCACCAACAGCTGATGAGCTTGGCCAATGAGTATTTTCAATGGCAAACACCAGTACAAATATATTAACAGAATATCTAGCTTACGTCGCGGACACAGAACCGCCAGTAATATTCCATCGCTGGAGCCTGTTATGTGCACTTGGGGCTCTATTAGAGCGCAATGCTTATTTCGGCGATGGGTATTTCACATTTTATCCGAATCTGTATGTGATGCTAATGGGAGAATCGGGGACAAGAAAAAGTACAGCAATTAAGTTTGCGCGGAATACTCTGGAAAAATCAGGATATAAAACATTCTCAGCAGAACAGACTAGCAAGGAGAAGTATCTTCAAGACCTGGCTGAAGGTCAGGGCGAGTTGCTTTACGGAATTGGTGAATCTGAAGATGTAACTGCTGATGTACTTTTTGGCAGTCAAGATTTGGAATTCAAATCAACACCGAATTTCATTGTTGCGGGAGAGTTCAATGATTTTATTGGAAATGGAAATATTGAATTTATGTCCATGCTAGGAAATTTATGGGATTGGTCTGGTCCTCCATACACTAAAAGAATTAAAACCGGTAAGAGTGTATCTATACCA